GCCGCATTGCTTTCCGAAGCTGAATCAGTCATCCAGCCGCTGGAACGCGCTGTCAGGCTGAATATGGCAACAGACGAGGAACGCACACGACTGGAAGCATGGGAACGCTACAGTGTTCTGGTCAGCCGTGTGGATACGGCAAATCCTGAATGGCCACAAAAACCAGAGTAAAAATTAAGGCCCGATAGCGGGCCTTCTCTCATTCTGGTTGTTCGGGAAACGTTACTGGCAGACCGGAAGTGTCTGTAGATTCGACTTTCTGCGCATAGAGCATCCACTCGGTTAATTTTTGTTTATTCTCGTCGGAAATGATGCCCAGCCGTAGCTGTGAGTCCCATAGCTGGGTTTTATCCCTGACAAGTTGCAACAGGCTTTGCTTTTCATTTTCCGCTTGTTGCCTCTGCTCTTCCTCGGTATAAGTTCGCTTTATCACTACGCCATCTTTGAACATCCATTTCCCCGAAATATCAGCCCGGCGATTTGCTGTAATATCAGGTAATTCAACGACGCTTGCACCCTCTGGATTAATTGCTGAAACATCCTTTTCAATACAAATAATAACGCCGTTATGGTCATAGACCATTTTCAAAGTGTCTGGCTGGAAATTCTTTTGTTCCTCATACCAGTTTTTTCCATCATCTGAATAAAGCCATTTGATGTTAAATTGCTTTGTTAGCTGGTATTGCTCTTTTGTTTTAGGGTTGCCAGCAGTAATGTTTTTTAAGTGCATCATCGTTAAATACTCCCCGCGTTATACCACGTCCCATTAATGCAATACTGAATTGGCCTTGCCTGAGTTGTATCAATTAATTCATCACGGTTTCCGTTAACTGAACCCGTAACGACATAACCTGACCTGTCAGACCAGCCGGGGCCTTTCCATGTCTGAACAGATGACAGACCGCCAAGGCGAATACCTGTAATAAACCTTGAGTTACATTCTGCCTGCGTATATGCACCAACATCCCCCGCAGAGGGTTTGCGTGTTGTGGTGTAAAACTCTGACCAGTTAGCTTCAAAGCCATAACCATCACGCGCTGAACGATAAAAAATACCGCCGTTCCTGTAATTCACGCGGAACTGTACAGCAGGGCAACTCCCCGCATTCATATTGAAGTGGAGGATTAATGTCGATGCACCACTGATATCTGCATCATAAACACCGCTATTCCAGTTCCAGCCAACAGCTTTACCCGCCGTTATCCTTCGCCAGACCCGCCAGAACTAACTGAGTCAGTATTAACTGGCACCGGGCTTCGCTTACTCCGGTAGTTCTCGTCATCATGCGTGGCGTTACCCACTTGTCAGCAGGTAAGAAATGAAGGACTGCGGCGGCGGTTTCTGTCATATCTTGCTGTTTTAGCATGTCTTTTTCCCTTCTGGTTAACATGACATACCAATAACTCTTGTCTAAAAAGCCAGCAAGATAAAAAGTCAGTATTCACGACCACCAGCGTGTTTACTGTACTGCACCAAGTTTACAGGTACAAAAAACCCGCTCAGTGGCGGGTTGCTATCACAGCTATATATTTACTTATTATGCCGTTACTAACATTTATCTTCGACATATAATCGAAAACAAGGTTTACTTAAAACTCTGCTTTCATTTTATCCGGGAATTTTTTATTTGCAGCATAATAACTACCAAGTACATAAGCGTTCATTTGCTGCTCTACATCAACCCGACATGCCGCACTAGAACAAGCTCCACTGATAAGCCCAAAAGAACTCCCTTTAGCAGAGAGATCAGCTTTGATTTCCTCTACAGTGTTTTTCCCCATAGCAACTACACACCCTGTCACAATATATCTAGCCTTCACATCATCCATGCTAAGGATAGTAGTTTTCGCAATTTTGCTGTATCCATCATTTTTATAAACATCCATGGCAAACGCACGGCAATCTGTATAATACGGACTTGCTTTAACTTGCGAATACTCAGGTAATTTCATACCTGCACAACCAACTAAACAAAAACCTATCGCTGCTATTAATACCTTTTTCATTACAGTCATAACCTAGAAGCATCATTGAAACTAATTTATTAAATAATCATCGAGTTTCTGGAATACAGACGTTAACCATCTTTCCAAAATCTAAAAGATAATAAGAAAAAATGTTTAACGCACCAATCCATTTCATAGTTTCATGAGACATCTGGCACAAAAAAACCCGCTCAGTGGCGGGTTCTTAAATCTTATCAACGGTAGACATACAAAGCCCATCGTTGGGAAAATCTTATCCATATTTTTTGAAAAATGCAAGCATCATGTCGTCATCTTCGGCGAAAACCATTTATCTTGTCACATTTCTCAATTGTATCTCTGCATATGCTTCTTCCTGCCAGCACTTTGTAACCAGTTTATCAATGACATCTGCATATCCTTTGTACCACTGATAATCCGTCAGGTCTGGTACCAGCTTCTGGACATGATGCCGCGCCAGTGTGGTTGGTAAACGGCTAAACCGGTTTCCATTGCAACGCCCACAAATCTTATAAACAGGCGTGCCATGAAGCCGGGTCCTTTTTTCATCCAGGACAATACCTTTACCCTTACACCCTCTGCACGCTGTGCTGACTTCTCCCTTACCATGACAATGCTGACATAGTTCCTTCACCCACTCTTCCTTGATAACAGATTCCCCGCTTCTGGAGTGTTTCACCACTTCGCGCAATACATTATGAAATCCAGTACCAGCACAATGCTCACAGCGAGCCTTACTTGCCGCAGACCTGGAATAATCAGCAAAGGCAAAATTCACAAGGTAAGGGATGATCTGTAACCGGGTTTCTTCACTCAATTTGTTCAATGTCGGGTTATCCAGTGCCATCGCGTAATTGAGCAGACCTTCAATCGCAAATTGAGGATCCTGAACACCAACTTTTGCCAGGAATAAGGCAAACCCAAGCGGTGCTTTCGACTGCACCATCCCCTGCGCAGCCATCACATCCGTAATCGTTAAACCACCTGAGCCTGTCGCCGGTGCGTCATCGCTCAATTTTGGAGATTTTGGGGAGTAATATTTTGGTAAGGCTTCAAGGTTCATGCTCGTTCTCCACTTACGCCAATACGCCAATTGCCAGCGCACGATCGATAAAACGAAATATCAGCTCCAGCTGAGAGCCATACTTCTCTTCAAATGCCACGGTATCCGCATGCAGCTCGTCGTGATGCTTTCTGCACAAAGGCAACACAAAGAGGTCATGCGCTTTTGTTCCCATTCCACCCTGACCGTGACCTATCAGGTGGTGGGGATCATCAGCGGGCTTTCCACAACATGCACACGGCTGTGTCTTAACCCAGCGCGTGTACTTTTCATTAACCCAGCGGCGACGTTTTGGGTCGTAACATAAAAGACTCCAGCGACTCCGGAATCCACTTTCAGCGCCAGCACCTTTTTCGCTTTATCCTGGATGATGCTTGGTGGCAGGAACCGAAGGCACAAGGTCACTTTCCCGGGTGACAGACGGCACAACAGGCTTTGGTAATCTCAGTGCCTTACGGGCTGCACTTTCCGGTAAGGCATCCGCCAGGTCATTACGAATCAGCCACCAGCACAGTTCCGGCATTGTCACAACGTGACTGTCATCAAAACCGAGATCCCGACGCACAACAGACAACACCCAGCGGGCACAGTTATCCGTTGCCATTGATTCCAGCCGTTCCGTGAACTGATCGCGCAGCTGGTTATCGCAGTGCCAGCACAGACGGATTGCGCCCGGCGCGTGTCGCATTGTGGTCATGTTCTCGCTGTGCCAGTCGGAATGAGGCCACTGGCAGCCTTTTTCACGAAGTAACCAGCTTTCAAGACATTCCACGCCACCAGCACGACGGATCACTGCCTCATTGCGGAACACGGCCCGAACGGCAGGATCATCCGCCAGCGGTTGTGATGCCGCCGGAACGGCACCACTGGCGAAAGATGAATAACGTTCCGGCTCAGGCTCCAGCAGGACACGCCCCTGCATAAACAGGGGCATCAGCTCTGAACCTGGCCTGAACAATACGATCCCCATACGCGGGGCAATTTCAGGGGTCAGTAGTGCTCTCACGGTCACCTCAATGAACGGTATCGAGCAGCTTTAACAGCTCAGGGAATCGGGATTCGAAGAAATGCGGCTGCGTCTCGCGCGGATTTGCGGGACTGGTGATGTTCTTGCCGAACATGCAGCCTTTCGCTGTCAGCGACCAGAATTTTTTGATGTTGTTAATCGCTGTACGGCTGTATCGTTCGCGCTGTTCGACGATCCCCAGCTTCGCCATCTGGTGATATGCCTGATTAGCCGTCAGGCGGATACCATACTGCTTCAGCAGTGCACTCAGTGACAGCGTGGGGCGGCTTGAGCCATCAGGCGCGTCAGCAGGAGCATCAATGGCATAACGCGGTGCCAGATTCGGTAAGCCAACAGCCTCCTGGAGTTTCTGACAGGCCCCAAGCACAGATGAGTTAGACAGGTTTAACTCCCTGCGCATAAAGTCCAGCAGAATCACTCCAGCCTGCATCTTGTCAGCAGCCTGCCCGGATAATTTTTCCGGTGCGCTGGTTACCATATCGAAAGTACGGATCACCTTCAGATGGAATGACGGGCTGATCCACATTGCATAGGCATACACCAGTTCCTTACAGACATACGTTCCCCGTTCATTTCCCCCATGAATCACACTCACCGGGTCAACACCCAAAGTCTGGGTGTTGGTCAATTCATGAACAAGCTCAACAGTTTGTTGGCTGGAAAGAAACTTTCCTGGCTCCTTGGTTCTGGCATTTGCACCAGATGCTACTGCTGCGCGATGCAGATCGTTCAGGCTATAACGTCCATAAGCATCACGACGAACTTCAATACCATCAATGACCATCAGATTATTCATACTTCGTTTCTCCTCTTAATCAGGCGGCTGCACCCGCCGTTTTCTCGTACTTACTGATAGTGATCTCGACCTTCCCTTCCGGGATAACCGGTCCCCACTCCACCAGCATTCTTTTCACCTGACTGTCGTCTTCCCACACACCCGCGTGGGTCAGGGCGTCAAACAGTGCCTTGTTATAGTTGTCCAGATCGCGGATCCGGTTATCCGGAGGAAACAACACGATCTCCACTGAAGCAGGTGCCGACGTTGGTTTCGGCAGACGACGTAACTGCTCAACTATTGCTGCGCACGCCGCGCTCTGGAATTTGCGCCCCGCCGTGCTTATCAGGCTTTTACCAGCAAACTCCCCTTTGTTAGGGTGTCGCCAGTACGTATTCACGCTGGGCGGGAAAGGCAGGATCAGTTTCATACTTTCAGGCCTCTCTCATGTAGCCAGTGGGTTGCACGCAGCCTTGCGTTTTCCTCACCGGCAAGCAGTGAGCGGATAATCCCGACAGCCTCGCTGTCGTCGTCCTTCACCGCGGTATGAAGCGTTATCCCCCGGGCCACGCCACGCTTTATCGTGATGACGCCTTTTTTCTCCAGTGCGCGAAGATGCTCCACCGCTGCATTCACCGAACGGTATCCCAGCATGGTTGCCACCTCCTGATTGGTTGGCGGGAAGCCACGTTCTTTCTGGTAAGAAATCAGCATATCCAGCACCTGCTGCTGGCATTGAGTTAACGTCGTCATTAAGCCCCCACGTAATTCCCTGACAGATACCACTCTTCACCTGATGCAGCCCGCTTACTGCTTTTCCGTAAACACCGTTCACGACGCGCCAGAAAATTGTTTCGTTCTGGCTGGGAGTAGCTTTCACGGAATGCCGCCATCCACACCGTTGCAGCACGACGGTATAAGCCCCTGGACTCCAGTTCTTCCGCCTGGCGGGTCAGGCACAAAATCACCCGGGGATCGTTAGTGCCGACATAGAAATTGCGCACAGGTCTGGTTTCACGAACTGGTTGTGGTTCCGGCTCCTGCGCTCTCTCAGTCAGGCGTGGGAAATGTCTGCGTGTATCTCCTTCACAACGGTGAGCCACACGCCCACTCTGACGTAACTTGCTTGCTGACTGCAGAACGCGCTGCCGTGAGTAACCTGCAAAAGCATCCGCAATGTCTCCGGAAGTACACCCCGGATGGGCTTCAATGAATTTCTGAACTTCATTCAAAAGACTCATGATCACCCCCTGAATCCTGCCGGGATCTGGCTGTAGTCCACGTTGTCGTAACTGGCTTTGAAGTACGGGTCCTCACGTCTAGCTGCAGATACCGCAGGAACTTCCCAGGATTCTTCGAAATGACGATCCGGACCAAAGAACGTGACAGCCTGTTTCACAAATTGTGTGCCGCTGTTACCCATCGCAGATACCCAGCCCGCGTAGCGTTTCACACCTTCCAGCATGGTTTCGGGGTTTACCCCCTCATTCAAACGGGCTTTCCAGGCTTTGAAGGCTGCAGATTTTGAATTGCCACCAGCACGTTTGGGATATGCCAGCCATGCCTGCTCAAACTCCGGAGAGTATTCCGGTCGGTTTGAACGAACTCGCACGGACTCATCAACTGATGCACCAACAGCTATTGGTTCATTGACTGGTTCTTTGACTGGTTCAAAAGAGTGACTGGTTCTGGGTGAATCTCCTGCACTACCCCCTGGTGCAACTCCTGCACTACCTAGTGAATTTGCTGCACCAGATAGTGAATTATTTGCACTACCCCCTAGTGAATCTCCTGCACCATCCAGATGAAGGAGATAGATATTACTTGAGTTACCTTTTTCACCTTTCCGGGTGACTTTTTTTACCAGCCCGGACTCACAAAGGGCCGCAATATGATTCATCACAGAACGTTTGCTAATCTCACACTGGTCAGCAATATGCTGGTAGCTGGGCCAGCACTCACCCTGATCGCTGGCATTATCAGCCAGCTTGATCAGAACCAGTTTTCGCAATGGATTACCCACTCGAATTTTCATCGCTTTAACCATCAGCTCCATACTCATGCTGCACCTCCGAGATGCTTCATGTTTTTTCCGGAGCGAAAGGCTATAAGCGGCATACTGACGCGGTAATTACGGCCCAGCGGTTCACAAATCACCTTCTGGCATTCACGGTCAACCAGGCTAACACGTAGAACATGCCCTGCAGGTGTGGTGTACCACTGCCCAACTGTAGGAATTGATGTTTTTTTACGCTGAAGCAAACGGCAAATATTGAGGATCAACGGATTAAGCATGACGATGCCCTCCGCTGATATTCAGGAGACGGTGAATATGAAAATTAGCCTTATCCGCCAGACGAATACGTTCAGCCTGCAAGTTAAGAAGGGTTTCTACCAAAACCTGATGCGCCTGCGGATCCGAAAGAGTTACCTTGCGCAGAGCACGTAGTGCAGTTGTTACATAACTGAGTTTATGTAAGTCTTCATCATTCAGACGAGAGAGGGCTGGGACAGTAGCCATGATGGCAGCCTCCGTATGCAATGGATAACTTCCACCACCGGAAACGCCAATTTCGCTGGTGGTGAACTGAGCAGGGTTGGCGTAACCGGCGCATACGGAAACCGGCGCACCTTTCGGTGCCCCCACCCAGCCCACCATAATTTGGGTATAGCTGAGTTGTAGCAACAAAAAAGACGCTAACGCGCCAATTGTCGCCGTATGCAATTCCAGGACGCCAATCCCGACACCCGCTTTATAAGGTGCCTGAACAGTGTAACGTCCCGGAATGGCAGAATCAATGTGCTGGTGGTCCTTCACACTCAACAAAATCACGCCTGAATTTCCACAAAGGACTAAAGCACTCATGCGGGTAGTCTTTGCGAAGATAGATAACGCGCTGTGTTTCTGGCTCCCAACGAATAACATGGACATAAAGCCCTCTTCCGTCACGAAACCAGCGGTTAAGTTCTTGCACAACTCGCCCCCCACAGTCAGGTAAAGTTCTCTGTGGTTACTTACAGCCAGGTGATTTGGTAATCTGCATTCATGCCGTAACAACAGGTGTTCAGCGACGCTGACCACCAGCTGTTGCGACAAACGGTTATTTGCCGTTAAACTGTTCATGCGTTAGTTTCTCCACAGACACAAAACGCCACGACGCCCGGAGCTGCACACTCGCGGGCGTCACTCTTTTCTGGAGCGCAAAAGATTTTGTAGACCAGTGCTGCATGCTCCTGGAGCTTCGAAATTGACAGATACAACTCATCATTAATTGCTGTCTGCTCGTGTGGCTCCACGACCCCATCTTCGATTGCCGAACGAATCTGCTTTGAGTAATTCCCGATCTGTTCGATGACTTCCAGCAGGCGCTGGTTTATATCGGCGTTCTCTACTTCCTCAATTTCAGGAAGCGATACGAACACCCCACCAGCAGACTGTGCGACAGCATCCGCAATGTAGTGAGTGCCAGCCGCGCGCTGTAAAACCATTGCCCATCCCAGCGGGAAAATCTGATCGCCATCGGCACGAAGGCGGTTAAATAATGCGTTCTCTGTTACATCCAGCCAGTCAGCTGCTTCAGCGTAACCACCCGGCAACGCTGCGATAGTTTTTCTGACAGCTTTCACGTACCACTCAGGCTGTTTTTCTACTTTCCAGTGATACTTACCCACGGTTAGCCTCATCGTTCTGTGGTTAAAAATTGAAGGTGTTCTGTTAATCTTTCGGATAGATATCCGGTCTTAAGTCAGATTTCGTAATTGCACCTGACGTGCATTGCTCAAGTTTTTTCGCCAGCACAAAACTGGCTTTTTTATAACCATTGAAAACCAGCCGTAAGTAGCCAGGTGTTGAGCCAACTTTTCCGGCCAACTCGCCCTGCTGTTCTTTGGTTAAAGAGTCCCAATACGCTTTCATACAATATGTACCTCCGATATACATATTACATGATTGAAATGAACCTTCAAGATACTTGTACCTTATCGGTACAAAGGTTTTAATTTCGTTATGAAAACAATCCATGACATCCGGCGGTCTAACGCCAGAAAACTGAGAGATGGTGTTGGCGGGAATTCTTCCTTTGCCACCATGATTGATCGCGAGCCAACCCAGACCAGCAGGTTTATGGGAGATGGTGCTACTAAAAATATCGGTGACAGCATGGCGCGGCACATCGAAAAATGTTTCGACCTGCCTGTCGGATGGCTTGATCAAGAACACCAGACCACGAACATCACAAAAAAACCTGATGTTTCAATCACTAACAAACAAATAACGTTAGTCCCTGTCATATCATGGGTACAGGCCGGAGCATGGAAAGAAGTTGGCTATTCTGAGGTTGATTTGAGCACAGCAGAAACTTACCCCTGCCCTGTACCCTGTGGCGAAATGACTTATATCTTGCGGGTGATTGGTGATTCAATGATTGATGAGTACCGCCCTGGAGACATGATTTTTGTTGATCCCGAAGTCCCTGCCTGCCACGGTGACGACGTTATTGCATTGATGCACGATACAGGCGAAACCACCTTCAAGCGATTGATAGAAGATGGAACACAGCGTTATCTCAAAGCATTAAACCCAAACTGGCCTGAGCCTTACATTAAGATTAACGGTAATTGCTCTATAATTGGTACAGTGATTTTCTCGGGAAAACCAAGAAGATACAAAATAAAGGCCTAATCAATATTTATAACCTGCTTCGGCAGGTTTTTTTATACTTGACAATGTACCCTTGAGATACATAATGTATCTAAAAGAAACATAACACAGGCAAGATTAAACTAAATTTGGTTGTAACACGGCGTATGGCACATGCGTCGTTAGCGGTCTGGGGACGTTAAAGGGGACAATCCACTCCTTGCTCGGGCAAACAAACCAGGTAGCCGGAATGTGCAAGTCAATGATGATGCTGATAAGACGCCTAACCAGCGTGGCGATCCGGTTTGACGCCTGGGAAGAGACCAGGGTGCAACGATGAGGGCATTTATGGAACCGCGACAAAGTGTGGTGCCGTAACTGGCTAAGTGCTCTCAGCGTTGTGGTAATCCGCGAAATGGCGCGGCGGTAAGTATGGCGGGGTTACTCTTTCCCCGTTGAGGACACCGGATTGTCAGGTTGACCATACGCCTGAGTGACAACCCCACCACAACAGCCACTGCTTTGGCGGTACCAGTTTGTACACTTGCTTCCGGCTGGTACCGCTCTTTTTACAAAACAGAGAAGGGCATCACCGGACGACGGGCTCATAACCCAATCCATCCGGGCGGCTGCCACCGCAGGTGTTCTTCTCTGTTTTGTGGAGAAACCAACCGACCTTGCAGGGTCGATATGATGAGGAGCAGCAAAATGGCTAGCGAACGCAGTACTGATGTGCAGGCATTTATCGGGGAGCTGGACGGCGGCGTATTTGAAACCAAAATCGGCGCTGTTCTCAGTGAAGTCGCTTCCGGTGTGATGAACACGAAAACCAAAGGTAAGGTCTCGCTCAACCTGGAAATCGAACCGTTTGATGAGAACCGTGTAAAAATCAAACACAAACTCTCATATGTTCGCCCGACTAACCGCGGGAAAATTTCCGAAGAAGACACCACCGAAACGCCGATGTATGTCAATCGCGGTGGTCGCCTGACTATTCTGCAGGAAGACCAGGGACAATTACTGACTCTTGCCGGTGAACCTGACGGAAAACTCCGCGCAGCAGGTCGTTAATATCGTTTTTAATAAACTGATTATTTATCTCATCACTGAATATCTTTATATAGTGAGGACTTATTATGTCTCAGAACTTAGACACAACCGCAATTAATCAAATCCATGCCCTTATTTCTGCTCAGGGTGTTAATGAAATTATCAGTAAGATTGGTGCCGATGCTGTGGCATTGCCTGAGAATTTCCGCATTCATGATCTGGAAAAATTTAATTTAAATCGCTTCCGTTTCCGTGGTGCGCTTTCCACTGCCAGCATCGATGACTTTACCCGTTATTCTAAAGTTCTTGCAGATGAAGGCACCCGCTGCTTTATCGATGCTGATAATATGCGAGCCGTCAGTGTGCTTAACCTGGGTACTATTGATGAACCAGGTCACGCAGATAACACCGCCACTCTCAAACTGAAAAAGACAGCACCGTTCTCTGCCCTGTTGTCTGTTAACGGCGAGCGTAACTCCCAGAAGTCACTGGCAGAATGGATTGAAGACTGGGCCGACTACCTTGTGGGCTTTGATGCTAATGGTGACGCCATTCAGGCAACAAAAGCGGCTGCGGCGGTCCGTAAAATCACGATTGAAGCAAACCAGACCGCTGATTTTGAAGACAATGACTTCAGCGGCAAACGCTCTCTGATGGAGTCTGTCGAAGCGAAAACCAAAGACATTATGCCAGTAGCATTTGAGTTTAAATGCGTTCCGTTTGAAGGCCTGAAAGAACGTCCGTTTAAATTACGCCTCAGCATTATCACTGGTGATCGCCCTGTACTGGTTCTGCGCATTATTCAGCTGGAAGCAGTGCAGGAAGAAATGGCTAACGAATTTCGTGATCTGCTTGTTGAAAAATTCAAAGACAGCAAAGTAGAAACCTTTATTGGTACTTTCACCGCCTGATTTCATTACTGCAAATGCCCCTGCGGGGGCATTTATGGAAACGTAATTAACTCAATAATCGCCTGATGGCGAGGGTTTTCTTTAACCAAAATTCAGCGCGGTGCAGCGCATATAAAGTGGAGAACAAAATGTCATTTATTAAAACTTTTTCCGGGAAGCATTTTTATTATGACAAGATAAATAAAGACGACATCGTTATTAACGATATCGCGGTTTCCCTTTCAAATATCTGCCGCTTTGCCGGTCATCTTTCTCACTTCTACAGCGTCGCCCAACATGCGGTGCTTTGCAGCCAGCTGGTGCCGCAGGAATTTGCTTTTGAAGCTTTAATGCATGATGCAACAGAAGCATATTGCCAGGACATCCCCGCACCACTGAAACGACTTCTTCCTGACTATAAACGGATGGAAGAAAAAATAGACGCCGTAATCCGTGAGAAATACGGGTTACCTCCTGTTATGAGCACGCCAGTGAAATATGCCGATCTCATTATGCTGGCAACCGAACGCCGCGATCTCGGGCTTGATGATGGCTCTTTCTGGCCTGTGCTGGAAGGTATCCCGGCAACAGAGATGTTCAACGTGATTCCACTGGCTCCAGGCCATGCCTACGGGATGTTTATGGAACGCTTTAACGAATTATCGGAGTTACGCAAATGCGCATGAATGTTTTCGAAATGGAAGGGTTTCTTCGTGGGAGATGTGTACCGCGAGATCTGAAAGTGAATGAAACGGATGCTGAATACCTAGTGCGTAAATTCGATGCGCTTGAAGCTAAATGTGCAGCACAGGAAAACAAAGTAATACCAGTGTCAACTGAACTGCCACCAGCAAATGAAAGTGTTTTGTTATTTGATGCTAATGGAGAAGGCTGGCTGATTGGCTGGCGTTCTCTCTGGTATACATGGGGGCAAAAAGAAACCGGAGAATGGCAGTGGACATTTCAGGTCGGGGACCTTGAAAACGTCAATATCACTCACTGGGCAGTAATGCCAAAAGCACCGGAGGCTGGAGCATAATGACCACATTTACCGATAAAGAACTGATTAAAGAAATCAAAGAACGAATCAGCAGCCTAGAGGTTCGAGACGATATTGAGCGCCGTGCTTATGAAATTGCTCTGGCATCGCTAGAAGAGGAGCCGGTGGCATGGCTGCATTCAGAAAATGGCTTAGGTATTCCGGCAATAACGAGGAGTAAAAACATTGCTGACAGTTGGTTATCAAAGGGCTGGTATGTTCAGCCGCTATATATAGCCAAGCCAGTGCCGGTGGTGCCAGATGCTCGTCCGTCTTTAAATAATGGCATAGTCGGTTTTGATGAAGGCTGGAACGCCTGCCGCGCCGCCATGCTTCATGGTGCCGAACCTGTAAGCCAGACTTACAAGTTGAACAAGCTGTCGGGCAACTCTCCAGTAACTCCGGATGGTTGGATAAGCTGTAGTGAGCGAATGCCGAACGATAAACAGTATGTTTGGTGTTGGGGGAAGCCTTACGGCTGGACTGAGTGCGATACCTTCGAAGGGTATTACGATTGGTCGAGAAACAAATGGTGGGCAGTTACTGACGATAGGGAAGAACCGGCATCGAAAGTAACCCACTGGATGCCGCTACCGGAGCCGCCGCAGGAGGTGAAGTAATGAACAACTTAATGACAACTAAACAAGTCGCCGACTTCTGTGGCGTTTCAGTATCGACTGTTCTTCGCTGGAACAGCGTAAACAGGAGAACTGGCCAGAAATACAGGCCTGACTTTCCAGATCCTGATATTAAATCCTGCCCAAATAAATGGGCATCACGCAAGATATACAGATTTGCTGGAGTTATTGAGTAACGTGTATTATCTCAGATGGGAGCTGACATATCTATGGCACAGACCAAACTAATCTGACAGTCAAGTCTGTGCCAAGAGCAAACGTTGCTAATTTAATGTTAAGTTGTTTCTCTTGAAGACGATCACGCTATGATACAACCTATAAAATTATCGATATCTGAGAGAACCAGTAAAAAGTTTAAGTCAAGGGTTCTATAAGTGTGTTAATTTATTGGGAAGCAATAAGCTTCCCTTCTCTTTATTTAGGTACGCTATCAACACTTTTGAGAATCGTTGATGTTAAAGGCTGCGACTTTAGTAAGTCTCGAGAAATATCCGGATCTGGTATAGCTATTTTTACTAAACTCTCAAGTTTTTCAAACCACTCCCCATCATTCATTGAGAATAAGTTATGAAGAGCTTCATTTTTATTTTTGAACCCCCAAGCCTTATAATTATTACCACAGTATTTTGACGCAGCAGTTAGAATATGCCAGCGTAATTTTGAATACTTCCCATCAAACCTCTTATTTGAGATAAGAGCCTTTAGCCTATACAAGCAATAGCAAGATATATAATAATCATCCTCGAGGGCATCGGAAGAGAAAACCTCATTAAGTAAGTCACCAGTTAACCTATTTGGATAACGACTGGAATAATCTGGTCTCATCATAACAATAGCAGCATATGCTCGCGCAACTTCTCTGATATCAAATATGCGTACTGGAGCTATACTTTCTGAACTATACTGCCCCTTTCTTCTCTCAAAATAAATTTTATTTCCTTCAATAGCACCTTTAGCATTAAAATAATGTTCTAATTCCCTTAATTTTTTTAGCGTTGAAATGAACTGTGCATCTTCAACTTTAGATTGTCTATTCGTAGCTCGTACAATGTCATCAAGGATCGCTGGCTCATCGGTTTCAATTAATTTAATCATTAAACTAACTGATTCATCTACTTGAATGTCTTTTGATATAAGAACATTAGACGTTTGACATCCATTAACAATTTGAAAATCTCGTATAAAAATTTCTTGCCCTGCAGGCCTCACGCTTGATGCAACTATTGTCACTCCATTATTCATTAAACCAAATCTTGCTTTTTTTCCATCAGTATCTAGTGTTCCTGCAATTTCTGAATTTACGTCACCATCAATTCCCAGAAAATCTCTAACATTTTCTTCGAATAATTTTTTTCGAGGGTTTCCATTTTTGTCTTTAAGTATAGAATCAATAAAACTACGAGCTTTGACTGTAGCTACATAGGCATTATTAATATTAGGGGCCGCTGGGAATGGAGCATAGCCTATTGTAGGAAGTTTAGCTTCTATTGGACCTTCCGCAGCAAGCCAAAGCTCATGAATCATGTCTTTGTGAGCCATAATGAAGGATGTTTCATGTGAAAACCCGAGTGACTTTAAGCTTTTTTCACCCGATGCAAATGCAGCTTTTATTTCTCTGGCCTCTGTATTTTGTGCAGCACTAAAAAAATATGCGTATAAGTCTGGAAGGCCATTTTTGACTCTGCCGATATTAGCAAATATCAAGTTGAACATTTTTTTAAAGTCCGCTAGATATTCACTGTGGGGTTGTTGTGGCGCTGGTGAAAGATAATCTCTTATTGACGCAATGTAAGAGTCTATTTCCTGTTTGCTCCACTTCTCCGATGACTTAGCTTGCGTGAATACTAATGAAACTTGAAACTCGCGACGTGAGTTTTGGAAAATCTCCTGAAGTTCTTCAGTTGAAAAAATGGCTCTGTCGTCTAAAAATAAAAATGCTCCATCAATACCAGGGTCCGGGCCTTCATACACAAGATCACTGACCTCAACTTTGTCGCCTGAGTATTTTGAAAAAGCACAATAGTTCACAAACGCCTCAAAATTTTTGGTCTCCTCATAGGGCGCAGCGAATGCTTTGCAAAAGGCATCGAAATAAGATTTCGTGACTAAATGCATAAAAACTCCTTTCTGAAATAAGATAAGTTTATTAGAAACAACAAGATAAAGATAAAGATAATAGTAATACAAGTTAAAGACATACTGCATCACATAAGTTGGTCAAGATCAATAAATCAATAAGGATCCCCTATGTTTTATGTATTGTTGATAATTCTATCACCTCTTACTTCTGGTCTAAGCGTAACCTACTCAAGAATGCCATTGAAAATGTCCACTGTTCGCTCAAAACAGACTGTCAGGGCTACGCAAGCTGTCAGGTAGATTCTGGGCCAGTACAAGTAACGATCGATTCAACTCTCTCCCACCATGCCTGATATGCTTTACGCTGTTCTTCTAGATAATCGCTCTTGTCATAAACCTGCCAAACCCCTGGCAGTTTATGGCCGAGCATTATTTCTGCAATATGAGGAGCAGTAAGATCAGAAAAGTTTGTTCGTGCTGTTCGCCTCAAATCATGAAGAGACCAATGAGGGAATTGATGCCCCAAACGCCTCCATGCGTACTGCATTAAATTGTAAGGCAGCGACTGCAATGATGTTCGACCAACGGGTTCCCTGCTTCCTTCCTTAGTAAAAAGCATATCGGAACCATTGTTCATAGAGATAGCGTTCTTTATAAGCTCCTCCACCGGTTCAATAATGGGCCTCTTTAGCGGTTCGCCTGTTATCTCTCCAGTCTTATGTCGTTCTGGTGGTACAGTCCATACCTTATTAATGAAATCAAAATCGCCCACCCTGGCAGTAATTAGCTCTGAACTACGGCAGCCAAAATGCAGCAATAGCTTAATGAAGGCCCGGTATTTAGGAACCATTCGAGAACCATCGATCGCAGCATAAAGGATTTTAATTTCATCATGTGTCAGAAACCGTTTCTTCTGACCTTTACGGATATCCATATCTTTACCCGTGATATCCGACAGCGGGCGAGTTTCAATGAGCTTTCTCTTATACGCCCAGACATGGGCCTGCTTTGCGTTAATTAGCAATCGGTCTGCTATTGCTGGAGTCTTAGTGCTAAGAGGCTCCAGGACTTCTAACCAATCATGCAATGTAGCTGCATCGTGAGGGATATTCCCGATTTTAGAGAACAGGTGCAGCTCAAACGAGCGGAGTATCTGTTCAGAACCTTTTTTATTTTTTACACAATATGCTTCATACCAGGCACGGATCACAGACTCTACCGTCATGGCTTCAGTAGCTTTTCGTTTTTCAGCCTGCTTGACCAATCGTGGATTACGGTTTGACTCAAGTTCACCACGGAGACGGATAACTTCTTCTCTGGCCTCTTTTAATCCAGTTGCCGGGTAAGTTCCGATATCAAGACGCTCACCTTTCCCTGCCCATTGATAACGATATTGGAACACTACGCGACCTTTCGGTGATACTCTGACAGACAGACCATCACGATCGGATTTAACCAAAACCTTATCACGTTCCTTTCCAACGACTGAACGCAACCACGCATCAGACAACGCCATTACTCACCTTGTACAAATCGCAAAACACCTCTGCTGTTTTGTACATTATGTACAAGCATATGTACAGATTTTTGATGAAAGCAAACTGATCGATTTAAAGTTACATGAAAGAATTTTCAATTAAAGAAGCCACATAACCAAATGTATTTAAATGAGTTATATAGCTCAAGCTCAATTAACTGAAAGGATTTTGAAAGAGTAAAAGAGCTTTAATTTGGGCTTAATTATTGGGGTGAGAAATAATGGCAAAAGTGCGGCGCTTCGCCACCTCTTGCAAATAAGGAGACAACGTCATAATTCTTTCTTCTTGAGTAAGCGGCATCGCGCCGCGCTTGTTGAAAACGAAAAATTGCGGCTATTTTACCCATCAACGGGGGGGAGGCAA